GTCACTTGACGGTAATATCACATTGCTCATTATTTAGTACTCCTGTTAAATACATCTTTAGTTGAATCCTGACCTGTAATACCTTGACGACAGTAAGAGACAAAGAAACTTGAATAGTTAATTAAATCTTTTGCTGAATCTTCAAGGGACTCAAAGTTAGGATCGTAATCATCTGACTGCATTGCTTCCATTACTGATTTCATACGTAGCATTTTTGCATGCATAATATCATGAATGGTTGTAATTCCGTTAGGATAGTAGTCAGCTTGTTGAACAGTCGAGTTTGGATTTTGATAATCTCTCGACTTTTTCAATTGAAGGTCAACACACTCTTGTAGTACATCGACCGAAACTGGGTTGGTTGGTTTTGTCATATAGACTCCATAATAAAAAAATATATTATATCAAAGATCTCTGATAATGTCAATAGGAACTTCATATTTTAAGAAAAGATTTGTCATCTCTACTGAACGCTTGTCTGATTCGTTATAGGTAAAGGACCAAGTAACATAATCGGATTTAGCTGTTCTAAGATTATCAAAGTAATCAAAGAATACATCATGTGGTATAACTGAAACTCTGTAATCAGAATCTTGTACACCTGATGCATCAACCAAAGCAACCCAGTCACAGTGTCCTTTCTTTTCTCTAAGACTCCATGCACCTAGTAGGCCGTTGGTTGGTTTGTTTGCTGTTTTGACTTCAATTCGACCAGGATATCTTGTTTTACCAAGAACGTCGAATTTACCGTTAACTGATTCGCCTTCGGTAAGGTTGACGACCTTAGATTCACCCATCGTTCCAATCAGTGATTTGTAGAGGTCGTCAACTCCACTTAATTGTCCCTTCTTATGTTTATATAGAGCTCGTTCAAGTAATACCGTCAACTTATCCATAATGTAAACCTTTATTTAATTTATAGAACAATTATAATCTATATCATAAAGAATGTCAATGGTTTATTTCAGATATTTAGAGAACTTTTCTCCAAATGTTCTGAATTCTGTTCCTTTTCATCATATGATGGAACTTTTTGTATTGTTTTGCTATGTATATCATGTTTCTTTCCTGTTGCCTACATGTTACAGTAATGTAACATATAAATTTATATATACAAGAACTACTAACAAAATCAATAATTTATACAACTTTTGGTGGAACTGGTAATACAAACGTTCTTACTGTTGCCAATTTATCTTCGGCTTCGGCAAGTTTTGCGACTTCAGCATCAAGAGTTTCAACTGTACCAGGATGTTCTGCTACTCCAACTCCATTCTCTAAAAATACCGCAATGTTTGCTGTATGTTCTGCAATGGCTGCTTCATACTTTGAAACTAACGCATTAACTAATATTTCTCTAATTGCCATTTTACTCTCCTTTAAGTTTTGGTAGGATACCATGATTGCCTTCATGAGATGGAGCCGTCCATCCTTCAGGTTTCATCAAGTCAGGTAATCCTAGTGGGTTTGGCCGTCCTTCCTTTACTCCAGGTTCTTTGGCCATGTTTGCTTCGAGAACTGCGTCCCAAGCTTTATAAGGATCGACTCCGAAGGCATCAAGAGTACCGATTGCCACTACACAAAGGTCAACTAAACCATCTACAATTTCTTCGGAGTCGATATCTTTTTGAGCTGTTCTTGTTTCTTCGAGTTCTTCTTGTAGGAAGTTAACTCTAAATTCCAAAAACGCTTTCAACTTTTCCACATCTGCGTTTGCTACCCAGTTGTGTGTTTTATATTTTGACTGCATGTCAACAATGTCTTTTACCCAATCTTTACTCATTGTGGGAATCCTTCTTCAATAAATTGTCCAATTAATGTTATATCAGATTCTGATAGCATACTTGCTTGACCCCACATTAAAGATGACATCGGTCCAATCTGACCTTTGTTTTTATATGTAGTCAATTTATCAGTAATCATACTTGCTGATTGTCCTGCTAACATTGGTCCTACACCACCTTCACCTGCTTGTCCATGACATGCTGCACAACCTGTCCAAGTACCACGTACCTGACCAAACGTATCTGCTGCAACTAATTGCATCTTACGTCTTTCAATTTCTGGTGCAGTACCGTACGCCTCAACATAGTTAGCATAACATTGACCAGTACAACTATGACCACCGCCATCGCCGCCTGTGTATTCAAGATCTGGGTAAATCTTTACCATAAAGAATCCTGAGATAAACAAACATCCTGCTAATACATAACCTAATTCTTTCATACTTTATCCCTTAACTCTGTAAAACCACCAATTGCTTCACCATCCATAGTAATCTGTGGAAAGGTTCTTGCAGTTGGAAACATTTCAAAAAACTCATCTCTCAAATAATCTAATCCAAGACTTAAGTATTCAAACTCTAAACCTTTTGATTCACATAACTGTTTAGCCATATTACAATATGCACAGTTGTCTTTTCCGTATATCTTTATCATACTAGCTTTAATCCACCACTATCTGGCATGATCAGTCCTGTCGTTGCTTCAATTACTTGCTTCTTCAATTCATCCATTGGTTCTGCTACGAACATAACTGAATTTTCATTTACCACAATTGGTTCACGAGTAGCATAAGGAACAAATGGTACCATTCCAATTTTACCTTCACCAGCTGGGACCAAAAGAATACCATCCGTTAAGGTATAGAATCCTTTTTCATATTTTACTTTTGCTACAACTTCTTCACCAGTTGTAAGCCTTACGATTTGTACATCACTCATTAGTGTTCTCCTGTTTAGTGGCTATTATACCACACTTTAATATAAATGTCAATAGTTTAACTGAAGAAATCTTCAATTGTATCTCTCTTCTCTGCCGACCATCCGACCGCATCGAGAATTGATTGTATAGGACTTAGGAATACTTTATCAAACTGAAGTTCAGTATCAATGTAATCATGGAGTCCTAATTGTTTTGGTAATAGTCCTGGAACCGATATTGCGTTTTCACGAATAGGATTAGGTACCTTTAAATATAATAACTTGACTTTGTCTCCACCTTGAATCGTCTCAAACTTCTTATCAAGTCCTTTCTCTTTGAGGAAGTGGTTATACATCAGGGAACCACGAACGTGCATTGGTGTACCTTTTCTGTATATCGAACCTTTCTCTTGATACTTTTTGAGTTCAGAAACACCTGAAGTCTTTGCGATAGCAATAGGATCAAGTTTACGGAACTCTTCTTTGAAATCACGTATGAACTTTTGAGTTTCTGATTCATCAGTATTCATAATCACTTCAAAACATTTCTTGAGTTTCTCTCGACAGATCTCAGGAGTAGAGGATCTTACTGATTCCAATCCTGTCACTGCTATCTTAGGAGTATCATAATGTACACCTTCAGAGTTCAACGTATTTAGAATATATCGTTTCTTAGCAACAAAGATACCACGATGAGCAATCTTTTCACGTTTCATTACCATTGCGTTACGATACGTACCTAGATCAGATGCAAGCTTTTCATAACCGTCTTCGATGATTTGTTCTATCTTTGTAGAGCAAACTCTATCAAGGAACTCTTCACCTTTGTCTTTATCAATATCAGTCGTACCAAATACTTCTGTAATCAGAGGACCGAAGTCAACATAGATAGAGTCGGTATCAATATAGATAATGTAATCAACACCATCAGTACCTAGAATTTTGTTTAGGTAATCATTCACTGATTTCTGAGCATATCGGATACTGAGCTGACCACTTGTGGTAATCGCTTCAGCCATCTCATTAATATAGTATAAGAAATATACGTTAGCAGTTGCACCATACAAACTGTTCATGGCAATCTTAATTGACATTTGCGAGTTATGTAATTGGTTGATCTCACGCTTGAGCCTCTTGAGCTCTGCAGGATCCTTTTCAACCTCAAACTGTTGTTCAGCTGCGATCATCTGCTTTTTAATAACAGAACGGTTTCCATAATATTCATCAATGATTTCAGGAATGATTCCTAACTTCTTATTAGAAAAGCAAACACCATTAGCAGCAACAGAGACTCCGTCACGATCATTCTGATATTCACCTTTGAGTACCATATCTTGAGTTACATATTCGCGATCTCCATCCATATATGTTTCTGGTGACATATTATATTGTAACATCAAATGAGGATATAGAGAGTTAAGGTCAAAAGATACAACCCAAGGATGCATTCCAACCTTCGGATCTTTTACATAACCACCTACAAGATCTCCTGCTCTCATTCCTGGCGCACCTTTCAGTGGAGGAACGATTTTGTCTTTCATCAGTTTACGATATATGGTTGCTTCCCATATACCAACAGTACCAAACGCATCTTGATAGTTAACACCACCATCATACGCAACTGTACATACCAATGCAAGCAATCCTGTCTCTTCTTCGAGACGAGCAATTAACTGAGTATCTTTTAAATTATAATCAAGATATAGTTGAGGATTCTCTTCCCATAATCCAGTTAGTGAACCATATTCAGAGTAATCAATTTTCTTTTCACCAAGGACAGCATAAGCAATATGATCTAACTTATACGATTCTTGAGGACCGTACTTGTAACCAAACTTTTTGAAACAATCCATATAGTCGATAACAGCAACACCCATAATAGAATATGTTGAGTTGACTTTACCGAAAATTTCTCGAGATCTTTGTTTGATTGATTTGTGTGGAGATAAACGCTTTGCAGTATCTTCTCCAAGTAACGCGATGATACGAGTTACGATGTATTGAATATCAAAGTACTCAACGTTCCAACCTGTTACGATATCCGGATAATCTGTTGTCCATAGTTTCATAAAGTATTGAAGTAAAGCACGTTCACCATCAACACTATCAAATAATACAAACTTGATCTTGTCCTGAGGAATATCAGTAACAGTTTTAGTCTTGTCATAATCCTTACGACCAAGTACATAATATACATCGTCTCGAGAACTATGATAAGCAATTGATGTAATCGGTTTATCAGCAGTTTCCATATTAGGATAACCATCACTGATGTCGACCTCAATATCAAACGATACGATATTGACTTGACTTACGTCATAGGTAATCTTATCAGGATACTCTTCTTGAATAAACTGAGTAACATAATTTGTTGAACCAAACGTCTTCATACCATGAACACCTTTGTATTCTTCGATGAAGTTCTTTGCTTCGCGCATATCACCAAACTTATGTGGAGATACAGGTAAGTTACCTTCTAACGAATGGAAACCTTCTGCTCCAGACTTTGGAGTATGAACATATAGAGTAGGCTGAAATGGAACGCGGTACGAGAAACGTTTACCATTTTCGTAACCTCGATGTAAAATATTGTTTCCGTATCTTTCAACGGATGTATAGAATTTAGTCAATGCCATAATGCCTTTTTATATTTGAACAACCATTATATACTAGTTGACGGAGAATGTCAATAGTTATTGTACTAACTCCGAGAAGTTCTTGATTTTCTCGAACTTGAGGTTGTTCTCAAACTTTTCAGCGAACTGATCTCCACGATGCGATATCACAAAGATATTGTCGTCGTTATTCAGTCCATGTAATGTTTCAATCAAACTCTCAATACCAACACCATCCAAGGCGCCGTCAAGAGTTTCATCAAGTATCAATAGATTAGTTGAAACAGAGGATCTTAGTTTAGCAACTGATCTCCATGCCAACATGATTGATAGTGTGATACGTAGTTTCTCACCTTCGGAAAAACTAGCATAGGTGAACTTGTCTCTGAACCTTGAACGTATTACTTCATTAAACTCTTCGTCAAGTTGAAAGTCAACGAACAGATCAAACGCAGCAAGATACTTGTTGATAAGTTTATTAATAACTGGAATGTACTGAGAAATAATCTTTGCCTTAATACCACCGTCTCTCAATATCAATTGAACAATATTGAGTACTTCATGTTCATCAAGAAGTTCAGTACGACTTGCAGTTAGCTTATCTATTCTCTTTTGTAGATTCTCAAGTTTAGAAGTATCAATTTCAGAAACTTCCTTTTGAGCATTATCAAGTTCTTTCTTATATGCAACTAATGCATTCTTAGACATTTTGATTTCAGCTCGGATCTCAGAGATCTTGAAGTTAACTGATTGTATCTGTTCTTCGATTTTTGAAATAGAACCTAAACGAGTCTGATGTTTTGTAAGTACATCTGCTATATCAACTAAACCTTTCTCAATACCAGCTTTCTGTTGATTCTTATCTATAATCTGTTCTTGTTTGAAATCATGAGCAATACCTTGCTTACATGTTGGACAATCATCATTG